GCGGAAAAAATGTGGTGAGGTGTCCGAGTGGCTGAAGGAGCACGCCTGGAAAGTGTGTATACGGCAACGTATCGGGGGTTCGAATCCCCCTCTCACCGCCATAATTAGTAGGACGTTGAGCGGACAAACCCGCATGTAGACTGAATCCAAAGACTACACAGAGACAACGGAACTACAAAAGCAGTACAAAAAAGTGCACGTGAAATGCACGCGCATCTCGGATGCAAAGAAAAAGCCTTTGGTTATCGCCAGAGGCTTTTCTGTTTGTGTCTAATTGCAATTGAATATGTCATTCCATTCACTAGCTACCGTGCTCTTCTTTCTTCTGGTTAAGCAACTACTCGAATTAACCGCTACGCTTGCAGCCTTCCTCATGATTGCTAACATAACTATGATGGCTAGGAAGCCAGTTATAAGCACATCACAAGAACTCCTATCTACCACGTTGCCCGCCGTCTCTCCTCGAGCCTCGGGCTTTTTTTGTGTCTGTAGCATGCATCGGCTACGTTTACCCTTCCCACCCCGTAGCCTGCTCAGATCGGCGCGGTATACCTCTGCCCCGTCGCCGGGGCTTTTTTTTGATTTATGGATATCACTGCTGATACTATCAATGAAAGAAAAAGATAAACTTCAGCTCTCAGGAAATCGATTGAGATGGAATCATTTAAGAATAAGAACGACGATATACAAGTCCTTCGCTGCATCGCAATAATATTCGTCATGTTGGTTCATTCAATCATTATAATCCCGCAAGATTACTCTCACTTCTATTTTTCCATAAAGAAAGTATTCAACACTGGATCCGGTGTTGATTTGTTTTTTGTTATGGCTGGCTTTTTCCTTTCACTATCTCTGCGTAAATTAAAGGATGGGACAAAACTAAACACATATTTCTCCTTCATAGGAAAAAAATTCAAAAGACTATCACCTGCTGCTTACCTTTGGTCAGTCATCCCTCTTTTCATGTCACTTGTGATGCCTGAAACATACTGGCTAAGCGTCCATGACATGACCATAAAATTCCTGTCTTCCATATTCTATGTTAGAAATTTTGAAGAAATCAGACTGACCAGCGTTTTCGGATATCTTTGGGCATTAGGACTTGAAGTACAGGTCTTTGCAGTTTTTGCTCTCTTATACACTTTTTTCGGGCGGAAGGTGTATTACTCTAGCGCATTTATCATCTGTTTTATCATGCTTTTTTATCGCCCTGGTGGCTCTTATTCGTGGATGTTCAGGTATGATTCGATGCTTTATGGCATCATTCTTTATTATATGATCGTTGAAAAAGAATGGCTCAGGAATGGATTAATCCTTATCTCTCGCCAGTCTTCATTGAAGACTTTTTTGTCAGTTACCCTGCTATTGCTGCTTGCGTCATCATTTAATGTTCCGTCTGACAAATTCAATATAACAGTATTGTCTTCAATAATAAGTTGCTTGCTAATCTCATTCGCTTTGTACGGCGGAGGGTTGTTTGGTTGGGTCCCATCACCTGTTTATAGCTTGATGAGATTAATTGGCAACAGGAGTTACTCTCTTTTTTGTTGTCACATACCTTCCTGGCTTCTCACTTTGCAGTTATTGCAGGGCCACGTAAGCAGCCCTGCAATCATGGTAATTGCACAGTTACTATCGATGCTGATATTTACGGAGATCACATACAGGCTTATTGAGAATAGCCTGATAAAAAAAAGTAAGCCACTGGCTTAATCTTTTGGATAAAAACCCTTTTTCTTGGAGTAAGCATAGCCAATATCTAGAAACACTCCATCTTCGATGATTTGTGTGGTCGTTTCTTCAGGCAGAATCAGTTCTGCCTCACCATCCCATACAATAATGTTAACGACAGTTGCCTCTGAAATTACTGCATAATTGCTATTCATGCATACTCCTCAATGATCAAATATCCGCTTGCACCAGCGCCACCTGTTACTGCGACTGCTACGCCGTTTGCCCCACCGCCAGCGCTACCAGGAAAACCACCCGCTCCTGAACCAGAGGAATAATGACCTTCGCCGCCTTGGGTAGAGAATGCACTACCTCCCGATCCGCCGAGCGAGTTGTTGGGAGCCCTGCCACTTGAGCCATTGAGGTTAAGGACATTTCCGCCCGTTGCTGTACCCGCGGATGAAGTTGTTGCCCCCGCCTGATTATTCGTTGTCCCGCCGCCGCCAAACCCTCCAGTAGCAGAAAACAGGCTTCCTAAACTTGTAGAGCCTGCTGCACCTCCATTACCTCCGGTAGAAGTACCGGCAGCGCCACCAGCACCAATCGAGACGGCCAGTGGCCCGGTTACACTGAATATGCCCTCAACGTAAGCTCCGCTTGATCCGCCGGCAGCGCCTGCAGTTGCTGCCGCGCTGACACCGCCGCCTCCACCGCCGCCACCCCAGGCTCGAACTCTTATTTTCTTTGCTCCTGCAGTCGGGGTATACGTACCACTTGATGTAAAAGTTTTCACCCCTAGAAATCTGCCGGGTGTATATGCCGTAAGCGCACTTTTCAGCTGAGCCTGGAGTGCGTTCATATCGCCATTATCAAGCACATCAGCAGCGTTCTGGTCTGAAATGAACTGAGCAACGATTGCAGCGATGGTAGTCGCCTGGCGCAAAGCCTTATTTACCTGTGCAGAGGAAGCTTTTCCCGATGTAAAACCTGACGCGAGAGCCGATAATGACTCCCAGTCGGCCTGTGACATGACATTTGCCCCGGCTCCAGTGGCAAACGGTTTAAAGTTATTAGTGGCCATTACAGTAATTTCTCCCATGCGCCATCATCAAATCCGGCGATATATTCATTATCCATATCGAAGCCGAAGAACCGGCTCCCCACGGACGGTGTTTCGATTGAGGGGGTTTGAACGTCGCCAGCCCATACGCCAGCAGCTTTTACAGTGAGGTAGCCTTGCCGGATTGCAGCAAGGAGCTCGAGTGACACCTGGCTGATGTCGACCTCAGGAAAAACCCATACAGAAATTGTCATGTCCTGATTATCAACAATCTGCATTCTTAAACCGGAGCCATTGAGAGCTGTTTCCAGGATTGCCGGCAACGAATCGTTTTGCCCATCCCAGCTGTTAATGGCTATCTTCGCCTTGAGAACGACGCGGTAGGTGTCATCACTCAGGCTGGTGAAGCCAGCATCCGGGTCATACGGCCCTTGCCAGACGCCCTGATCCCAGCCAACCCCATCGGTATCAAACGAAAAGTAGACGCCACTGATTGGCTGGCTGACTATTCGCGTTCGCCCAATCCACTCTCCCAGCACATCCAGCTGCATGCCCACCGCACTGTCGATATCGAAGGCAGTGAGCAGGTTTTGCAGGGCTGTAGAGGTGTCAGTCAGAGGTCGAGTTGACAGGTCGACGTGATCGACAAACAGAGGTTTTCCTCTGTGGTAGTTGGTAATAAGGTCGGTGTATTTGCTCATGACGTCACCGTGAGCGCGATATTTGCCGTACTGCAGGAGGCAGATTCGTTGAAAGCTATGGCGATATTTGCTGCCGCCTGCGAGCCGGCCGACTTGCCAATGGTCAGAGCATTGATGTCGTAGTATTTCGCGTTCCCGCCGCTCACGACACCAAGGTTCGCTGGCGAGTAAATGCGGCTTAGCAGGACGTCGTCGCCTATCGTCAGGCTGTTGATGTAATCGGCTATCGCCTGTTTTATCTGCTCACCAATCTGAGTTGTATAACCCGTGAACACCTTCAGCGTTATGGCCACATATATCGGAACATCAGTTGACCGTGAAAAGCTGATTGCATGCGGGTTATCGTATTTATCCGGCACAGTCACAGTCGTCGAGCCGAAGGTGGCAACGCCCTGGCCTTTTTTGCCACGGATGGTCTGTGCGATCTCCGTAACGTCCCCGCCGTCTACTATCGCCGCGATTGAGTGTGCTGGGATGCCGTCACTGTTCACTGCTCCAGTATCGTTCTCATAAAGCTTGTGGCGAGTTACGCCTGTTATGTTGGCGATCGCGCCGTCGACAGCATCAAACGGCGTCAGCGCAGGAATTGCCACGCTCTGAGCCTGCCTAACACGAAGCTGAGCATCAGTTTCAGCTGCTGACCCTACAGTCGCCGCGCTGGCATTCGATACCGCAGTCCACCCACGCGTCGGCGTGTTGATTTTGGTGATGCTGCCAGCAACAGCTGCAACGGCACCGGAATTAGCGCAGGTAGCCGTTACCGTCACCGACCCGCTTACGTCAATAGTCACGCTGGCCGGCAGGTTCCAGATTACGCCGTTGGCGTCTTTCACCGAGCCATTAGTAATCGTCGTTCCGGCAGCTCCTGTCAGCGTCACGTCAACAGTTGAATTGGTCGCCGCCTTTCGCGCAATACCGTTGATTTTTACGTTGCGTGTTAGAGCATCAGTCATGCCGGATGACGGTGAGAACGAGTTGTAAACCTGAATCGCCGTATTGTTGGCGTCATGAATTGCCAGCGCCACCAGCGCCACCATCTGCCCGTCTTTACTGTCAGGCTCGAGATAAGCGTCTGTGCCGTAAATCTGCTGGAAATATTCAGTGATAGTGCTCAGGATTGTCTGATAATCGGGCGCACTTATCCCTGAGGCGGTCACCGTAGCGGAGAGCCCCAGCGTGTCTAAATTGAGAGCCATTACGCCTCGCTTGTGACTGTAGTCGTTCCGTAGATAGTGTCGATCGTCGCGGTAAACACTACGCGGCGGGATGAGGTATTCAGCTTCGTATCGAACGACCTGATAGAGTTAACGCCTTGCGTCTCAAGGATGCGCTGGCGAATGGCGAGGTTGTAGGTTTCCGGCTTCTGTTTGCCCAGTACCGACTGAATCCACGGCGTTCCCTCTGTGGTGTCGAGGAACCATTGCCCGTACCAAAGCAGGAACCGAGTTTTAACCGCCTGCGCCACTGTTTCCGGTGAGTTAATCAGCCAGGTATCATCGCCCTGCCCGAAGGTGTAATCACCATCGGCATCTTCGCGTCTGTATCGCATCAGTTCACCTTGCCTGAATTGCCAGTGCCGGTCTGCACGCCGCTGTGCGTGTGACTGTCGCTGATGTCTTTGCCGTTGGATTTGAGGGAGCCTATAAACTCAATTGCACCCGTAATTTTCGCCGCGGTTCCGGTCGCCAGGCTGCCGACCATGCCGCCCATCCACGTCAGCATCCCGTTGATGGTCACAGCCGCACTGAATTTGGCGAGGGGTGTCGTCACGTTCAGTCCGCCCGGCGCCACGATATTCACGGCGTGGCTGTTTGGGTCGAGCTCGATATAAGCCGCGCCGTCATCGGTACGCATCTGAAGCGTCGAGGTGCTGATATTGCCTATCACTTCTGCCTGCGACTGTGGGCCGATGAACGCAAAAGCGTCTGAAAGGTCATGCTGTCGGGGGTCAACAGGCTCCTGCACGCCGCCGTTCTGCCACCAGAAGTCGATGCAGCGATCGGAAAATACCACCAGGCACTCGTCGCCTGTTTTCACAGGAAAAGTAATGGTGCAGCCGCCACCTCGCGGAAATACCACCGGCACGTCGACGAGTAACGGCAGCGGCGCAGATTTAAATTCGCCTGCCTCATCTGCAACCTGACCTGAAATGGCCGGCTGAACGGTGCAGGTGCACGCTATAGGGTCGAACGACTGGATGATGCCAGGCATGGAGACGCGCAGCATGGAGAAGATGGTGTCAGACAGCACCTTCATCGCCTGCTGTTCGCCGCCTGCCAGCGACTGAGGATTGACTGACATGTTTACTCCGGGCAATAAAAAACCCGCCGAAGCGGGTTGGTTGCTATTTATTCATCCATTTGCAGTCGACTTTTTCGACCATCCGAGGATGTACGCCATCAGGATAATCGTAGACGTATAACCGTTGTCGCTTTGGAAGCTTCTCCCACTGCAGCATTAAATTGCGGGAGAAAGGAAGCGTCACCAGCATAGCTGAGGAATCACCTTGAGCTCCAAGGTACTTTACCGTTTGGTTTAGTGGTTGATAGCCGTTCACCTGAATAAATGATCGCTCATCTTTCGGGTAAAAGAGGACGTAATCTCCTTTCCCACAGTCCATAAAAGGCTTGCCCGCGTCGCTTGCTGCCAGCGCATAAACCGGGAACAGCAACAACAATAGAACCGCCCTCATGAAGCACCTCTGTTTATAGCTGAAGTTGATAGCAAATCTGCTGATCCGCGAGCGAAACACATCATATCCATATACCAAGGCTGCCCGCGTGTGTCGCCATTATAATCGATGGACTTGACTATATATAAGCCATCTGCCGCAATACTTGCAGGTTGTTGCAGTGTGCCGTTTACTGACAGGTTGCCATTCACATTTTCTTCTCTGGCGCGGCCGGGCAATGCCTTCACCTCGTCCGCTGACAGGCTGGTGCGATACATTGAAGCCTGATCAATCTGAACCAGGCCATTGAGCCGGATATTCGGGTTTATCAGGCAGCGCACGTTAACGCCCGCGCCCATTGTCTGCTGTGGCATCCCGATCAGGCCGGTATCGCTGTTCAATACGATCGCTTCCTGCACGTATTTATCGGTCGGCACCATCTGTGCCTGCCCATCAACCAGTTGCCAGGTCGCTCCACACTGCGCGGCCACGTTATCCATCACATCGCGCGATGACTGGTAAAGCACTCGCCCGCGGGGAAAGACGGTAACAGGCGCGTCGCCGGTGATGCCTTTCGTCACGCCATACGGGCTAAAGCTATCCATGGCAGCAGAGTGAACATCTGCAATCGTATATCCGGCAGCGAGCGTCGTGGTCACGCTGGCGTTCATAAAGGCCTGATGCCCGTCGATCGCCTGAATCAGTACCCAGGTATCGGTCGGATTATCGCGGCCGGTTACAGTAAAGCGAATTTCACCGCTGAATATTTCCCCGAAGTTCGTACCATTTGTCTGGCCGGCTTTCGACGGGTCTACTTCCGTTGCCACGCCTACCTGACTACTGTCTACCGCGGCCGGCATACCGTCATAGCCCGCGATGATCTTAATCTTCGCGAACTCTTTTCCCAAAATGCGGCTGCAGGTGTCTTTGGAGAGGTTATAAATCTTCACCATCGCAACGCGCGGCCAGCGGGTATCTGTCCACTCAATGCGGAACGTCACCTTGAAGTCGCTCAGGCTAATTCCCTCGCCGCTTTCTGACAGGATTTGCAGCTCGAAGTGGCGCATCCAGTTCTGTGACATGTTTACTCCGTTACAGCCCAGAGATGGCTGCTGATGCCTAAGTCGGTTTTAGTGGGGTAGTCCTGCGTCGGATCATCGCAAAGCACCACGAGCCCGAAGCCGAGTTCGAGATAAGAAAATGACGCCAGCAGGTTGGCGCCCGTAACCAGAGGAATGCCGGTCACAATGCCTGCGCCGCTGCTGTCGAGTAGATCCATCACCCAGCCTGCGGCGTCACGCCATACCGTTCTTATTGAGTAATTAACCCCGTTTATCGCCACGGCGAACTGCTGGTTATCTGGTGACAGGGGGATTTCACTGGCCTGCATCGTGTCTCCTTAAAACAGGTCGGACAGCTTCGATAAAATCGACTGGCTGGCAGTGGGCTTCGTCGACTTAACGCCGGAGTTTTGCACTGCTGAAGTGCTCACGCCCTGCGACATGTCTGCCTTATCCGCCACCGATATCGTCTGCGTTGAAGAGATGATCACCCCCCGCAGCGTCAGCGTCGCCATCAGCACGTTTTCCGATGCACGATCAGTCGTTACATCCAGCACGCGGATCAGCATGTTGGTGTAGAGGCGCTTGCCAGTTACCACGTCAAACGGCACGCGGCTTTCCTGCAGGTCGATCAGTTGCTGATAAACCTCTTTCGGGCTAAGGCCAAGGCTGAGCCCAATCGAGGAAGTATCGAGGAGATCCAGCAACGAGCCGCCGCCAGAAAACCCCACCTCCATCACCAACTCTGGCGGCCTTTTGAAGGCGTGGTCAGCAACAGGAGCATCCTTTTCGACGGGATGCTCTGTAATTTCAAGCGTGTCGCTATGTTTTTCGGTAATCACCACGTCCGGCACTATCAGCCCGATTTTCCGGCTCTGCTGTGAAAACAGCGTAGAAAGAATGTCCATCAGCGCGGCCCCGTTCCGAGTGCTTGTGAAAAGCGTGAGTTCACCGCCATTTGCTTGTCGGCGACTTCGCTGGCGGCCCTGCTCGGGTCGTTAACGCCGTGGATATGGATGTTGGTCTCCTGGCTGATCTGCGCGCCGCTTGCAGGCATATTGCTGAGAACTCGCGGGATATAATTCCGGGTTTCTTCTGGCATTAGCGCCATGCCATGCTTCTGCACGTTACCTATGCCCCAGTTATAAGACGCGAGCGCTTTGGGAAGGTCGCCGTTATTGGCCTTCAGCAGCTGACTGAGATATTTTGCGGCGGCTTGGGCAGATTTCACCGGGTCAAAAGCCTCGTTACCACGTAGCCCCAGATCTTTCGCCGTGCCGGGCATCAGCTGAAATAGCCCCTGCGCACCTGCACCAGACATCGCATTGGGGTTGCCGGCAGATTCGGTGATCGCAACACTTCGCAGCAGTCCCTCTGGTAAGCGATAAAGCTGCTCAAGTTTATCCAGAGTTGGCTTCATCCAGCCGAGCAACGCAGCCCCGTCTTTCGTCGGCTTTGGCGCTGCAGAGCCAAGCCCTCTCACCCACTGGCCGATGCTTCTGGGGTCGAACCCTGTTTTGCTCTTCAGCCACTCAGCGGCATTATCCGCACTGGCGGACACTGCAGGTAACGCGTCCGGATTACCCTGCCCCTGATTTATCAGCTCGCGCCCGATCACGTAGGCATCTTTCCATCTGCCGTCTTTAATGGCGTTGAGCAGGCGCGCTATCCCGTCCAGCATTTTGGACAGCTCGCCAAGGTTTTCCATGAGGTTTCTCATGTCCCATTTGGCTGTCCATGTCTGCGGGTCGATGCCGAGCAGGCGCATAACAGCATCTTTCAAATCGTCGACGCCTTTGATGGCGCCCTTGATCTGCGGCTCCCACTTTTTCCAGTCGATGAGTGACTGGCCGCCTTCCTTCCACGTTTTGTAATCGTCGTAGAGCGCCAGAATGGCAAGGCCAAGGGCGGTTATCATCCCGATTGGCGACATCACGAACGCGCCATTCAGGATGCGCCAGGCGATAACGAGCGCGCCGAACGCCTCGATAAGGCGCTGCGTTGACTTGTCCAGCGATGACCACCACTGCATGATGTCGCCGCCGGCCTGTATCAGCCGGTACACGACGCGGCCGATGACCTCAGCGAGCCACAGGATGCCTTTAACGCCGCTGGTAATCGTCTGTTCAATCTTCGGGAAGTTGTCGACGATTTGCTTGCGCAGGGTATCGATAGAACCTGACAACCCCTCCGCCAGGTTAGAGCCGATCTTGTCGCGTGCCATCCCCGCCATCTGGCCGAACGCACGCAGAGACGTCATGAAGCGGTTAGAGCTCGCAGCAGCCTGGTCAGCATTGAAGCCGATAGCTTTCGCCATTTGCGTATACTGCGCGCCAAACTGCCCCATCCCGCGCCGCATTGCCATCAGGGTGTTTTCATCAATGCCCAGCATCTGCGCATACTGATTTGCGCGGTAGTAAGGCATTTTATTCAGCTGCTGACCGACACCGGTAAAGATGGACGCCATATCACGCATGTTGCCGCTGGCGTCACGCGTCTGCACACCCAGACGATTTAGGAATCCTTCGGCGCCGGGGTTATTACGCATGAAGCGAGACAGGCTTTCCAGAGAGCCGCGAGCTGCTTCTGCACTCGATCCGGCCTGAGAAGCGGCATAACCGATCGCCTGTATGCCCGCGACCGTTGCGCCCGTACGCTGAGACGCCCAGTAGAGCTGGTCGAGGCCGCTGGCAATTTTCGCAGTAAAGGCAACCAAGGAAATCGCTGCACCTTCAACGGCTACGCCCAGCTTCACCGCCTGTGCGGTTGTTCCGGCGATGACCGCATCAAATTTGCGAGCGCCAGCCTCGTCAACCTGAAAGCCGAGGCTTACCAGAAAATCCTTGATAGTCTCAGCGTTCATTTGGCCTCTCTCCAGCGCTCTATGCGGTTATTGTTGTCTGCCTTCAGGTCGAGCCAGTCATTCATTCGGGCAATGTCTGCCAGGTCTACCGAACCATCCTTCAGGGCTGAATAGCTGATGTACCCGGCATCAACCGGGCGCATCAGAAAATCTTCGCCATCAGGAAGTGATTCCAGCGTCAGACCGCTTACTGGGGCGCAGTCTCGCTGGCGGGGAGTGCGGGCAAAAAATTTCCCAGGCTGTCGCCTACCACCCGACCAACCATCTGCAGCATGCTCATCAGATCGATGTCGTCGAACATCAGCGCGCCTTGGGACATAACTGGTGCCCACGTATTGCCGTTTTTGCGTGAAACCACTGACAGGCAGGGAAAGATGATCGCGTTGGTATCTTCATCGGACATGCCGGCCAGTGAATCCGCAATTTTCGGCAGCGCGGTTTCCATCGCTTTATAAACGTCACCGCCTTCTGCTGCGGCTTTGATGCCCTGAAAGTCAGCCAGCATCCCGGCCAGAACCGGGAGCAGTTTGCGGGAAACTTTGAGCTGATCGAATACGCTAAGCTTTGCAGTGCGGTACTGCACGCCTTTGATTTCAAATTCCATGGATTAGAACTCTCCGAGCATTTCGTCGATTTTGCCGCAGTCAAATACCCACGCGACGGTCCCGGCTACTTTCGGGTTGTTCCAGTCTGGCTGGCGCTGGAATGCCACTGCGCGCGCTGTAACGATGTCACCGGACGCCTTATTGCGCATGACGATCACGTTGTTACCCCACAGAGACGAGGACAGGCTCTGCGCGTTATACATCAGCGAGAGCTTTTTGTTTTGCGGGGAGGTCTTGAGCAGGTTTACGGTGATAGTTCCCGATTTACCCGCGTGCAGGCTGTGCATCACCTCGCCATCGGCACCGGTTGTCATGGTGTTCTTGGCCTCCGTCATGGTGACGGTAATGCCTTCGTCCGAGTTGGCTGAGCCGTAACCCAGATCGATAACGCCCGTTGGCCCAGTCAGGGAGGCGGAGACATCAATAAAGCTATAAGTCGACATTTATATCCCCTTAGCGGACAACGTTAATCTGAACATCGGCGTAATGAACCGCGCCGGCCAGCTTAATGGCAGCCTGAATCAGCGGCGCTTTACGTGCTTCTCGATCGGCCTGTGACTGAGAGGAAAGCGGCTGTGCATAGACGTAATAGCCTTTCGTCAGCGTGTCACCCGCGGTGATCTGCCCGATGTCGCCGCCATTCCATACGCCCGCGGCAACCAGACCATTCGATACGGCCTGATCCAGAGACTTCTCCACTACAGTCAGCAAGCGGGTAATACCGGCTTCTGTCTGCGGAATTTTGGTTGTTGAGGTATATAGCGCGTTAAAGAGATCGGTCTGCACGTAGTTCTGCAGCCAGTCCAGGCCATGGCGCTCATCGAAGAAATCGCCGTTCGACATGACCCCCTGCTGCAGGATCGCCGTGTCGTTCGCGTAATAAACGTAAACGTTCGCGTTTTTCGCATCGACAGCTGCCGCCTGCGAGCTGGTCAGGGTTTCATACGTAACACCCGGCTCGGTTTTGAACTTCAGTGTGATCGTGGTGTTGTTGCCGGTGAAGTTGACGGTAAACGCGCGTCCGAATGCTGACAGCGCCGCATACTTGCTCTTCGTCGAATACTGAACAAAGGTGCGGCCGTAGCCAGCAGCTTTGAGCGTTGAGGCGATGTCAGAGGTCGAGGCTGAGTCGATAATGCCGGAATCGTCGGACGTTACGGCAAACACGCGACTGAGGCTTGATGCCTGAATAGCGGCGGCGGTCGCGGTGATTTCCGATGCGGTGAGGTCTTCGTCGTCGGCAATGCCCAGCCCATACCAGTTGGTGAACTGCAGCACGGCGGTGATAGCCTGCGCCAGTGTCTCAACGCTGCCGGATTCAGCCGTCGCCAGCGTCTTGGCCCAGCGCCCAACATAAACCTGTGTCGGCTGCGGAGACTGTGAAAAATACACTAGCGCGGCAGCATATTCCGGGCTGTCCTCGCCAAAATCTGCGCTGATCTCTTCCGAGCCGGTATACAGGCGGATACGTTCTGACACAGGGATAACCGTGGATGTGCCGAGAATGAGTAGTGAACCGAAATTACGACCCGTCGCCGCAGTGGGCGACATGATCACGTCAACGTTCACAACATTGGATACAGGTAAGCCCTGTGCCATAGGTTAATCTCCAAAGAATGATACTGGCGCGCTGACCAGAGATTTAATGCCGTAATCGCGGATAACTTTGCGGCGCAGTCGCACGGTGATGTCGTACCGGCGCACCCACTGGTTATTGATGAGTTCGGGGAAAGCGGTCAGCTCACTGTAATCAGCGAGAGACAACTCGTTTGTTTTCAGGGTTTCGTTGTTCTGCTCAACCGTCAGCCCGTCACGGAACAGCGTCGCGATAGACTGGCTGTGCGGACCGTAAAACGAGGCGAGCGTTTCGATCACCTCATGCCGCCACAGCTGATTACTGTCATCGGTCTGCCGCACGAATGCGGGACCATCGTCAGCAGTGAAGCCGATGATGCCGAATCCGCACCAGTCCACGTCCGCTGCAGGTATTGCCGCTTGTGTCGCTGTCCAGCGCGGGCGAACCATCCCGGCCGGCAGGCCCGATAATGCCCGCACCCACTGGCTGAGTTCACGCTCCAGCGTTTCGTCGTAAGCCTGGGGCACGCTGACGGGGGTCAGATACCCCGCTGATGTGCTGCTGTTACTCACGCGGGCCTCCGTCAAATGGCTGCAGCTCACAGTGCGCCTGAACGAATCCAGCACCGTAAGCCGTGTATGGATCGACAAAGGTCACGCGATAGTCGCGGCCGCGATAAGTCACGATGTCAGCATCAATGCCAGTATTGCCGCTGCTCAGCCGGTAGGTGGTGACAATCAGGATTGCGCCATTAATCACCTGACCGGCCTGCATGCGCCGGGCTTCCAGTGAACGGTCAACCGTCACCACGCCGCCAAACGATGTCTCTGTGGTAGTGTTCATGGCAAAGCCATCTTCATCGACCATCTGCTCATTGCGCTTTACCAAGAGCGTCGTATCGAGAAATTCAGGCGACAGCAGAACGTCAGTTACATCAAGTGTCGGCATCTTTATCCCTCACAACATGCGTGATTGAGCGGCGGTATTCGCCGGTGTCTATGAGTGGCTTATTACCGGTGCGGCCCCGGCGCAGACGGTTGGCGATCGTGGCGTCAGCCAGGGGAGTGAATCCAGTAATAGTGATGTACCGCTTCACCCCGTTGGCTGCCACCGTCCCGGCGCGGTCGAGGGAAGTCACTGCCCCTTCCGCATTAGCTTCCAGCGCCTTCTGCGCGGCCGCCTTCAGGTGAGGCATGAAATCCTGCTCGACCGACTTCACGCCGGGCTTAAGATGGGGCCGCGGCGGAATGTTCTGCGCCGGCGAACCGTTCTCATTGATGTAGCCGATCGCCGCATTCCCGATATCACCATCATCGCGCTCGTCTTTTGATTCCGGGATGCCCACCAGAACATCCTTGTTAGCGAGGGTTTTAAGGGCGTCCAGAATGCTTTGCGCCGTGTCAGCGCGAATGGTTAGGCCTGATTTCATAGCTGAATACCGCCATACCCGAAGAGCATCAGTAGCTGCCAGAACTCTGCACCGTAACGGGAGAAGTTCCAGAATCCCGCATCGGCGTTGAGTGTCGCGCTGTTGTCGTAGCTCACGCTGACTTTGTCCACCGACTTAGAGGCAACCACGCCGCTCGTTGCGCCACCAGCGCCACCCAGCGCGCCGGCCGCCGTATCTGCGGCATTCAGCACCATGTAATGCGCAACAAACAGCTCGACCAGATAAGGGAACATGTTCCCCATGGCGGAGCCGTCAACCAGCATGTCGGCGAGATTAAGTCGGAACTCGATTACTGCGTCAGGATATTTGGTGTCATCACTGAACTGCGGGAAGTCGCGGCGAAAATCACTGACTGCGGGCAGGTTTCGGTTTCTGGCCATCAGCATTACCTTCCGCTACCGGTTCAGTTACAGGCGCCTGCAGGGCTGCCAGCTGCGCGGTCAGGTCGGCGATGATCTGGTCCTTCTCCGCTACCGACTGCTGCAGATCGCCGTGCGCTTTGGTTTTCTCTTCCAGCTGCGCGGTCAGGCTGTCGATTTGTGCCTGGAGCTCTTTTGTGTCGGCGCCGGATTTTGCCTTGCCGGTAACGTCAGAGTGCGCGGTGACAAACCAGTGTTCGGCAACTTTGTCATCAACGGTATGCTCGCCAGCCTCAAAGCGCTGGCTGGTGCCATCTTCAGAGGTGAAGTTAAACGGGGTATGGACGCGAATCGTCTTCTTAGCCATTTGCTGCTCCTGTTGGCCCCTTGCGGGGCCGGATTGGTTAGATGCCGTCCAGATAGGCCATGGTTTCCGGGTACGGAGACTCAACTGCGCCCAGCTTGCCGTAGTAGGTGGTCAGCTGGTAAATGCCACGATACTGCACCGGCACGCTCAGCAGCGGAACCATCGGGAAGCGTACAAACTTCTTGTCGTTGGTGTAAGCCATCATGCGATCAGTGCCGCCGACGCCTGCACCTTTCAGCCATTTCACTGCGCGGATGTTCAACGGCACGCCGTTCTGATGGAAGGCGATGGTGTTTTCGCGCAGGTAGGTCAGCAGTGACTGGTTACCGGCTGATGAAACGATGATGCTGGACAGCAGAGCGAACTGCTCAGGCGGCAGCAGCAGGTCACGCGGGACGATGGTGTAACCAGATGCAGCCCACGCATTGCTGAGCAGCAGGTTGATAGACGCACGGATCTCATCCGGCGTGGATGTTGCCCACGTCTTCGGAGCGTTAGTGACTGCCGCGCCGTTGTAGTTGAGGAGACCTTTCACCCCCAACTGGCTGTCGCCGCGATAAACCTGCTCGTCGGTGTCCATGTTCCATTTCAGCTGCATCGCATCGTACTTCTGCGTGTCGATCGGGCGACCGACTTTGGCAGCAGCGGCCAGCTCGACAACGGTCCAGCCCAGCTCCATGCCCCACAGGGTCAGCGGGAAGCCGGTTTTTGCGATGTCGACGTTCGGGCCAGCGATAGCGGTGGAGTCTTTGCCGATCCAGTTTTTACCGTTCGGGTTCGGCGTACCTGCAGCAGCAAAGGTGGAGTTGGTGAAAGAACTGATGTCATCAGCGATCGACACGTCTTCGCGCAGCTGGATATCGCGCGACCACGTATACCCCACCAGGGGCATATTCAGTTCTTGGTCGAGGCGCTCAAGTTCGCCAACCAGGAAAGCGCCAGTACCGTCAACGGTGGCTTGGTCAAAAGTTAACATATGTAGCGGTTCCCTTAGATATTGTATGCGATTTCAGCGTTGCCAGCGGCATCGCCTGCGCCAGTGAAGACGGCGTTCGGCAGCACGACAGTTTCGTCGGTGACAGCCGCGCCCAGAATTGCGCCCAGCGGGCTGGCGTCGGTCGGGTTGGCGTTACGCACGTAAACCGGCGCGCCCTTGGTCAGGCCGACTGCGGTGCTGCCGATGTTCACGGTCATGTAACCGCGCTTCATCACGTCACCAGTGAAATTGGCATTTGCGCCAACCTGTCGCGCCATGTCTGGCGTTGACGTGGTCGGGTAAGGACGCACGTACAGGCCGGTAATGACCGTTGCTTCGTCAGATGCAGCCAGCGGGATAAACTTGCCGTCTGCGCTGTCTTTACCTGCCAGGCCGTACTGGCTAAAAGTGTTCGCGGCATTGAGGATAACCGGCTCGGTGGTCAGGTCTTGCGGGCGTGAGATAGCCCCGGCGATGCCTACTGGCATCCGGTACAGGTATGCAACCATGGGTTTTTCCCTTATTTATTCCAGTGGGCGGCGAATGCCTTGTTCAGAGCAGCCGGAGAGTTTTTGTTGGATGAGTCGTAAAACGATGCACGCGACGTCGTAGCTGGCGCACTGTTACGCGCTTTGGCGATTTCGCTGGCGGATACGAACACCGCGTCCAGCGTTGCCTTCGGCATTTTGGCGAAGTCCGGCGAAGCACCAACCAGCGGAGCCAGCAGCGCCTGACCTTCCGGCGTTTTGAATGCCGCGTCCATAGTGGATCGTTTGAACGCCGCCAGCTTGCCGCCTTCCGGCAGCTTTACGCCTGGCAGAATCAGCTCAGCACGAGCTACGACGCCCTGATGGTAAGCAGCATCGGTAGTTGCGCGAGTTTTCTCTTCCTTCTCCTCCGGGTCGTCGCTGTCGACGGTTGCCGTAGAGGTCGGGTTGATCAGCTGCTGAACCAGAAGCGCCAGCGCATCGACTTTCGCTTCAAGCTCGCTGTTAGTCTGCGCGCCGCCTTCACCGTCTCCATCGGTGGTCAGGCCGCCGAGCTCTTTATTCGGTGGCAGCGGCTGCGCGGGGTTAATGGTGATATTGAGCGCGCGTGGCAAGTCCAGTTCCGGCTCAATCAGTTCTGCGGGAGCGTTTTCCATCAGGTCTTCCATGGTGGCGGAATCCTTGGTTTTAATCGCCCGTTTCAGCTGGGTAAGCCAGCCCTGTTTTGTTTTTGCCATTGTATTGCTATCTCCAATTGAACAGCGAATGCCTGCGCGACCATTGGGGACGCCCGCACAGTGGTTACCGATAATTGAGTGCTGTCGCGCCTGACCCGGCCCCTTCTGCTCGTAGTCGGCGTCGTAGCCCATAGAAATCTGCTCGAGCCCACCCATCACCTGCTGAATGGCCTCGGCGGTTTTGATGTGAATATCACCCAGCATCAGATCGGACTGGTCGCCGGTACCGCGGCGGACGTTCTGTATATGCCCGTGGGCGTAGTCTTTCCAGTTGCCCGGATTGACCATGTCTTTCGGGTGTCCCAGCGTGAAGGCCATGCCTTCGAAGGAGGCGAGCGTTTCTGGCCGGAAAACTTCGTCAGCGTCGCGGGTGACGACGATCTCGCCATCCTCATCGCCGATTAGCCCTTCGAGTTCGCTTTCGTCGTAGACCTGCGCGCCGGTGCGGGCGATCGGGACGTCTTTGCACAGCAGAGAGCCATCGGCCATCTCAAAGCGAGTGTTGCCGAGGCGCGTAGTGAAGAAATATTGCATCGTTAGTCCTCGGGGACGACAACTTCGCAGTAGCAGCGGCAGTTGGGGAACTGGCCAGCGTGGCCGGTCATACCATCCAGCGTGGGCGGTTTTGACCAGTCGACATACTGACCTTCCATCTGCCTGTGGGAGTGGCGCACGTCGCTGTCATCGGCCGTGCGCCAGATGTAGCCGCGGGAGCCGATAGCGGTTGAACGCGCCTGGGTGATTGCAGTTGATGCCCGGCCAACCTCAGTGCGGGCAATGGTGCGCGCCCGCGCCTCAGTCACTTCTCCGGTGCGCATGATTTCCTGCTTCAGCGTGCTGGAACGCTTACCGGACACCACGGCCTCAATCGCCTGATTGTGGATGTCGTAAACGCGATCGGCAGCCTGCAGGGGGAGCGATTTAAACAGTTTCACCTGCTCGTCGATGATGCTGCGCGTTACCGCGCCGGTGCCTGAATTCATCAGGTCACGAAGCCCGGCGGAGATACGCTGTGACCTGTCACGCCACATTGCATCGTCCGCAACTTCCAGCGTGCCTATCAGCCGACTCGACACCGCTTCCGCCCATGGCTCTATTAGGTCGGCGTAACGCTCCAGCCTGTCCATGATGTCGGTAACGCTATCGTTTGAGCCATCGTACGAACCCTCGACGATTGCCCCCACCGTACGCGCTATCTGTCGTAGCTGTGTTCGCAGCTGCGTCTCGGCGCGCTTCAGGTTCGGTGGTTTCGACGTTATCGAGGTCTTTCTCTGTCGGCGGCGGGAGGTCACTGGCATTATCAATATCCTTGTCGCTGATGGTTCCGCCGAAGCCGGTTACGCGGGATGTTTCCTGCAGGTGCTGCGCGCCTGCCTTATCCGTCATCAGCCCTGAATCCACCGCCTTAGTGGTTGCATCGACGACTGCATTAGCGATTTCAGCGCGCTCTTTGTCGGAAATCTGCCACAGTTCATTAAATTCGAAAGTGAAGTCATCGGGTAGCGGCTGAGCAAACAGGCTCATGTGCAGCACTTCGAATAGTTTGCGAATCGGCCGGCGAAGCTTGCGCTCCTGCTGCGTCGACACGTTGTCGTAATAGTTCGCCAGGTCGGTATCACCAGTTGAGAAACCAGCCGGAGACTGGCCGAACAGGCGGACCAGCGGAATACCGAACGCACCGGATACCTGCTGACCGAACTGCGCCAGCACGTCACTGAGCCCGGCATACGAATAGGTGTGCGCTTCGAACTTGTCGTCGGCGTCCATAATCGTCATGCCTTCATTGCTCTGGTACTGGCGGCTGATGTCCATATGCGACATCAGCCCCTTAAAGGCCGGATTGTCTTTACCCATAGCCAGCAGCGAGCGAAGCCCTTTGATGCTGTAGGTGCGCAGGTGAGCTTTGTAGATGAGCTGAGCAACGCCCTGCGTTGTGCTGTCGAATGCCAGCAGGCGATCGAAGCAGCGCTCTATCACTGACATGCCCCAGTCGTTTTCGGTCAGGCGTTGCTGATATGGCAAAGGGACGCCATCGAAGCGGATCAGCCTGGAGTGATGAATACGCCACGGCGGGATGCCGGTCGCAGACGTCACGACGCGGTAGAACTCAGGCATGCCGAAATCCGGGCCCAGCTCGGTCACTCGACGCTCAGTGGTTGCGTTAAGCATCCAGCGATCCATCACCATGACACCTTTAAAGGCGCCCGGTGCAATTGCATCGATACGCAATGGCGTTGAGTAGTTCTGCCCGTCAATCAGGATGACGCCTACGGCGCCGCCATAGAGCCGCGCCCACTTCAGCGTGTCGTTGAGGGCTTCCCAGAGCGCCATCTCATCCCAGGCGTTATCGAGCTGCTTCTTGCGGCCGTCTTCCAGCTTGGAGGTGATGGTGACACCCTTGCGGGTCATGTCATCGGGAATGGCATCAACGCCAGCGCCAACCAGCCAGGACGACCGGTAAGCCTGCTCAATCAGCAGCCTGTTACGCGACGTCCAGTTGTTGCGGTAAGTGCCGGCTCCGGACTGGTTCGATTCGTTAACGCCCATGCGGGCGACAAAGTTTTCATAGCTGTCGCGCGTCGGTACAGGCTGCGACACGTTTTGTGTTTCGGACATGTTCAGCCTCTGCCAAGTTGCGCCCATATATCCAGTGATGTTTCCATTGGTGCGTAACTGATCATCACCGAGTCAGCCAGGTTAGGTGATTTAGTACCTTCCGGCTGCTTATCCACGACGATTTTACCCACCCCATTAATGGAGTAGGTCGGCTGGGATAGCTCGACGATCAGCTTGTCTTTGTTGGTGATGCTGCTGCTAAGAGAAATGATTTCATCAGGGTTGTATTCCATGCCCTGAACAGCGCGGAAGGTGTTGCGAAAAAGTTTTCGAAGGTGCCACCAACTCTGAGCTTTAGCGTTAGCAAAGAAGTCTTTGTTCAGGCGCGATGGCTGACCATTATCGCCTTTGACTGCTTCACCATCGGGATCGAACACCGCGCCACTGCCTCGGAAAGGAGTGGCGAGAATGTAGGGTCGCCCCTCAGGCTGGCGCAATTCGTTAATAGCTTTTGCATCACCGCGCACGCCAGCGCCCAGACCATCCTCATCGAAGCGGAAAGCTTCAAGATTATTGTGGTCACACAGGCCGAACACCTTCACAACAGAGCTATAAATGTCGCTGCCAACCCCAGACCATTCTTCCACTTCTTCAAGCAGGAAGCCGTGGCGGCGTGAAAATGCGTTCTTGTCGCGACCCTCATCGGCAACGTCCATCGCTCCGAGCCGCTGGCCCGTTGGAGTGATGCCCAGTTTGATGTGAGCATCTACAGCTGCCTGTACCCATTCATTCGGGATCAGAACACCTTCAGCTGAAGCGCTGTAATTCAGGTCAAGCTCCTGCGCAACGACAACGGGATTATCGATTTTTGCGCACTCTTTCTGGTACCAGGCATCATCTTTGCGCGGGTCACTGCGCCAGTGGAAGGTGAATACCGGAATGCGGCCGCCGTGGCGCTTCTGCGCGAATGGGTTGGACATGCCGTTAACCGATGAAAGGTCTATACGGCAGCGGGTGGTTTGCGACAGTGCAGCATCAATAAGCAGCGGCCGCTGAAGAAATGCAGCCTCATCCACGAAGTAAAGCGTTGTACGGTCACCGCGCCCGATGTTGTCGCCCGCTTCACCTTTGAGCACAGCACCAGTTTCCGGAAACTCAACACGCATATACGGAGCGTGCTTTCTCTCGTTCCAGTTACCTCGGAACTCAACAGGCAGCGTCTCAACGAATTTGCGTGCTTTCCAGAACAACGCTTTCGGGTCGCCGGTGCTGTCTACGTACTCCTCTTTACGGGAGCCGAAGCCAATCACCATTTCTTTGTTGAACAGGCAAAGAGAGCAGGCAAGGCCGATTGACGTCCAACTTAGGCCCATCTCACGGCTCTTTTCAGTAATGCCGTTCTCCATGCTGCGACGGCGGTCCATTATCCAGTCGATCCACTCTTCCTGTTTCGGGAACAGCAGAAATGGAATGGTCACGGGCAGGCCATAATCGAGGTTTCGCGGGTCTGTTGTCATACCCCAGTCGATAATGAACTGAGCTGGGTTATCCCGGTAAAACGCCTTCAGCGCGGGTAGCATCGCTGGATTGGCGCGGATGCGCTGTAGCCTCTCCATCCGCCACTCAAAAACCTGAGTGTAATCCGGGTTCTTGAAGTCGAAAGGGAATGGTATTGGCATATCTAACCCATGAGTTTTTTATACTGCTCTGCTGCTTCCTGCGGCGTCATGCTGGTAACGTCAACTTTCACCGGCGCGCCATCGGCTCCAGTAATCTCGGTTGATGTCTGCTGCTTGAATGCCTGAACTGTGATGTGATCGCCAATTAGCTTGAGCGAAGCCACAGCACCTTTGGCATCGAAGCCATAGACTGTTCTGCCCTGCTCGTCCGTAATCTCTTCGCCACGGCGATCTGTAAGCGGCTCTACTTCCTGCATGCAGCGCTCGTGGAGCTTTACCGCCTGCCGCAGCACGTAATCAGCATCAATATTGGTTCGCTTAAGTCGATCCTGATTTAATTCTGCGATACGCTGCAAAATGTCGTCATTTGTCATCAGGCGGTGTGCTTGGTTGCGTGCTGAACCATCGCTGTACCCCGCCCGAATGGCCGCTTGCGTGGCGTTCAAATCGATGAGGTACTCGCGACAGAACATTTCTTGTTTGTCGGTGAGTGCCATTGAAATCTTACCCTTTAGGTGGTGTCGATGAACTTTGAAATCTTCCAAACGTTGTTTGGCCGTCAGTCTGTTGCTAATGCGCTTATATCGTCTTCAGAGAGTAGTGACGAAATAGGCGTTGTTTTGCGTATGCACTTGGTTACGGAAAGCTTTCTTGAGGCTTTCATATCTGCAGCGGTAAACAACGTCGATATGTTCTCAGCAGAACCGACTGACAAAGTGATTTTGAGGCTAAATTATCAATCAAAGTTGGGTCTAGCTCTGAAATTAGGACTACCACTGCCAGCATATAAAGCTATGGATCGGCTTAATACGATGCGCAATAAGCTAGCCCATAGAATCGATAATGAGCTAATTGACGAGTCCGTTCTTGAATCACTTTCCACTCACGTGAAAAGCATTCAATGTGGAGAGAGTCATCATTTATCTGAAGAAGGTGCGGAATTTTTTAATTCCGATGGTTCAAGTCGTAGCGTTCATAAACTTAGTGATCCAGCAACACCTAACCGTATTAAGTTAATGATTATAATTTCCGCCTTAATCCGTCGAGCCACAAAGGTTAGCTTTGGCGTCTAATGACTTTGATTAACTTAAGCATCATCGGGCGCACTCATAAATGCGCCCTGTGATGCTCACTTCAGGCATTGCTCATTAATGTACTGCTGCAGGCCAGCTATTTGCTTACCGGCGAGCTCGATTCGACTTCTGAGGGTGAAATAATCCCGCTCAGCGGAGTCAGTAAGTCCGGGGCTGGCTGCATCATCCATGCCGGCGGCGGCGGAGGTGGATTGCTTCGTGCATGTGGCGTTGAGCTGCAGCCGACGCTTGCCAGAAGCAACGTCATCATGCAGCTGATCGATAGTCGCCTGAGCATCGGCTAACTCCTTCGTATATTTCGCGTCGAGAGCGGCAACGCTTTGCTCCCGGCGCTGCATGTCGTTGATGGTTTCCTGCTGCGTTTCTGCCAGGCTCTTTGCTGCCTGGTATTTATCCCTGTAGCTGTCAGCCAGTAAGGCAAACAGACAAAGACATATGCTCAGCAGTATGGAAATCAGGGAACGCCAGTTATTTGCCAGCCAGATCATCTGCATTCTCCGCCAGGCACATGGTCCGCTCCATATCTCGGCGGTTCATTAACCCGCGCCACTTTTGCCCGCCTGCATATATCCAGCGGCGCAGTTCTTCACAGGCGCCATCGACATCACCGGCATTCAGGCGTTTCAGAAGCGTCGATTTAGAGAACGCGCTTGTGCCCACGTTATAGGTGAAGCTGTACAGTGCAGCGCGCTGATATTCCCCCAATGGAATTTTGACCATCCCGTCAACCGCCTTCTTTACTGGCTGCAGGTCATTCCACATCAGGCGATCGCATTCGCGGTCGGTGTACTTCTTACCTTTGATGATATCGTTGCCGGTATGGCCATCACAGACAGTCCAGACGCCGGCAACGTCTTTATAGGGGTCGTATGCACGCCCTTCAACACCATCCTTGCCGCCGAGGAATACCGTAGCGATAAGCATGGCTCCGCCACCTGCGGCAGCGATCAGCTTGTTCCGCAGTGAGTTTGACATTGCCATGGGTTATTCCTCGGTGAGGCC